CATATCTCGTCTAGTGGACCTAGGACCAAATCTAAAAGGATGCCGGGAACGTCCGCCAATGCATTGGTTATACCTGTCACAAGATCGGTGAAAAGGTCAAATCCTAGGCCCACAAGATCAACGCCTAAATCGAACAAGCTTCCCGGAACGCCTTTGAGCCATTCCCAAACAGCTTCACTGGCGGTTACTAGCGCCGTTTGTATGCCCCGACCAAGGAAAGCAAACAACACTTTGCCAGCGTTAAACAGCAATTCGCCGGCGTCTAACAACAAACCCGGGATTGCCTTAATTGCCGCCGAAACTTCTTCTTTAATGACGTCAAACGCGATCTCCGTTGCAAGCCGAGCGTTTTCCCATAGTTGTTCAAGCGCCAACTTTAGGGCGTCCCATATTGCCCCCACGGTTGCAACTATGCCGTCCCACATGGCCGACCAATCGCCGTCAAATAGCGCCCGGAAAGTTTCAAAAATGCCTTGTATAAAGTCAAGGGCAACGCCGACGGTTTCTTTAATAATTTCCCAAGTGTTCACAACGTAGGTTGTGATGGAGTCGCCCCAGCGTTCCCAAAGCGCCAAAATAATTTTGGTGACCCGCTCAATCACCGCTTGAACGGTTTCGATTGCGGTCACTATTATTTCCCGAATTTGGGGCCAGTGTTTGCGGACTAGCTCCACTAGATCCGTGACAACGGTTGTCACTATCGTTTGAATAGTAGGCCAAACGCGTTGGATAATTTCCCATATCGTTTCAACGGTTTGAACGATTGTGTCCCGGATTGCCGGCCAATGTTCCATAACAGTGTCAACGATGGCGGCAACGGCGGCAACAACGGTTGACTGTATGACGGGCCACACCTCTTGGAACTTGGCCCGCACCGTTTCAACCACCCTAGACAAAGCCGGCAAAACCACGTCGGTGACATAGCCCACGGCGTTTAGGACCGTTTCACGCCACACCGGAAAATGTTCAATTGCGTAATCAACAAACCTAGACACGACCGGCAAAACGTGCGTTTCAATCGTTTGAGCGATCTTGTCTAGGCCTTGCCGTTTCAAGCTTTCAAGTTTGGTTCGTAGGTTGTCGCCTAGTTCAGCACCCAATGCGGCGGTCGTACCTTCCACGTCCTTGAAACCGTCGCCCATTTTTTGCACACTGTCCAAAAATTCGGGAACGGCGGTGGCCCCCAAGTCCTCAAGCGGTGTTCCAAAAAGAGCAATTGCGGCTTCGGCCTGGGCGGCCGGGTCTTCTATCCCTTCAAGCGCCTTGATAATGTCGAACGTGGCCTCCGACGCTACTTCGCCGCCCTGCAACAACAGTTGTTGATATTCGCCCATGTCCGCACCCATAAGGGCGAAAGCGTCGGCGGTAGCCGTTGAACCGTCAGTTGACCGAATAGAAAACTCTTTGAAAGCGTCGCCCACCTTGTCAAGCTCTCGGGCTCCGCCTTCGCCAAAATCGGCGAACAACGTCAACATGTTTTCGCTAGACAAGCCGAGCTCGTCAAACACGCCGCCGTATTCCTTAATAGCGGAACCTAGTTCGTCTCGAACTTCGGCGGACATGTCGCCACTAGCGGCGGCAATCAAATCAAAAGCGTGTTCGCCGCTCACCCCGAAAGATTCGGCTAGCTCACTGGCCGTCTGCATCGCTTCGTTGACATCGCCGTCAAACCTTTCAGCGAGGATGAACGCTGATTCGGTGAGTTGTTCAAGGTTGGCGCCTTCACCAAAAGCCCGTTCGGTTTCCGCCATGACCGTGGCGACTTGTTCGAGGGATTCGCCCCAGGCGTCACGGTAAATGTTGGCGGACGATTCGAGGATGTCGTTACCGACGACAGACCGCAACGCTTGCCGGTCCATGGCGTCGCCGAAACCGTTCGCAAATGCGGCGGCGGCGGTAGCGGCGGCGGTGGCCATTGCCGCCCCGGTTGCTTTACCAAACCCGGAAACGACGCCGCCAAGTTTGCCAAGACCCGATTCGGCGACGCCAAGCGCTTTTGTTAGGCCGGTGGCGTCCCCGAGTATTCGGATTTTTACGCTTTCGGCCATGGCGCCCGGCTCATTTCATGCGGTTACGGCTGCGTTCCATGAGGTCCGCATCCCTAGCAATAGTTTCTAACGCTTGCAATTCCCACGCCCGCAATTGCCGGGCTTCGGTCCATGATAGGCCAAAACGGTTCATGACCCCGGCCAACCGCCTAACCCGGTTTTCTCGGGCTAGGCCCCTTCTTTTCCCGTTTCATCGTCAACGGTTTCAAACACGATTGAACCAACGGGCATTGCCCGCACTTCTTCAAGTGTCAAATCGGGGTTTGTGCGTAATCCCGCCACGTAGCCTAGGGCCAGCATCATTTTGACTTGGCCGTCTTCGGGCTTCCCGGTAGGGATAACCCCACAAATGTCTTCGACAATTTCGAGTTCGCCATATGTGAAGTCGTCCATGGAAACCACGGTGATTTGTGGCGCTACTTTTTCGGTGTCGTCTTTTTTGGTCATGGGTTGGATTCCTTTTTTGTTGAGGGTTCGGGGTCATGTTACCCCGCCCGTTTACAGGTTGCGTTTAGTCAACGCCTTAACGGCTTTTTCGTACGCTTTCGACACTTGTTTGTGTTTGTTCGCTAACGCTTTTTGGGGGAATAGGTTTCGGGGTTGCCAACCGCCTTGCGGGCGTGGGTTGCGTTTGCTTCCCCATCCCCAAATGGCGGGGCCGGCGTACGGGGTGCGGGCGGGCGTCCCAACTTTCACCGACGCTTCCCGTTGCCCCGCCTGGGCCTTTATAGATTTTTGTAGTCGGCCGCTTTGGCGTGGGGCTAGGCGCCTCGCTTCAACGGCCACGATTTCGGCGGCCGCCAAGTTGGCTTTCCTAAGTTCACGGGGCAAGGCTTTGTCGACGGTCCGCAACGCTTTTTGAACGTCTCTAAGACCGTCGACTTGTAGCCCCACGGCTTGTTGTTTGGCCACCGTTGCCCGGTTATCAAACGGCGCTATCGGCGCTTTGATAAGTCAAGCTGATTGCGGCGTTTGTGCCGTCGTGCATGATTTGGAAAGGCAGGGTTTGGCGTGGCGTGTCGCTCAACGAAACAACCGGCGCCGCATCCGTCCAGTTCACCGCCCGCATACGAATCGCGATTTCGTCGTTGTACGGCGATTCGATTTCGGCGCCGGTCCATTTAAGTTCAATGTCAACAACGGTTCCGGAAGTCCATTCGGCGTAACGGGTTGTTCCGGTGAAGTCGATTGCAACACTGCCTTCGTACATTGGAACGGCGTTCCGCACTGGCTCTTTTTTGAGTTCCGAACCCCGCAAATAGTAGCGGTCAGTCTTTAGGCCCAAGTCGATGTTAAGCGATAGGTCGAGGGCGTCGAGCGTTTCCGGTGTGCCGTCGGGGTCAAGAGTGACAACGCAATCGGTCCAATCGAACGGCGTGGTGTCCGCCGGGTAGGCGGGAGTTCCTGCACCGGTCACAATGTCGACATCTTCAAAGTCGAAGTCAAACGTCATAGTGAGCAAACCGGAAGGTGATTGGGTCAACGACCAACCGGTGATGACACACCCGTGATAAGTGAAAGCGCTCGAACCCGTTTCGAGGAGCGGCCTCAAAATTTGGATTGTGAAAGAAACGCCGGGGGCGGCGTCGCTAGTTTCGTATGTCTGCAAATAGGCGGTCGTAGCGCCTTGCTGCGTTGGCCCGGCCGATGTCCCCAAACAACCTTGCAACAAAAGGCCAAGACCGCCGTTCATGGCATCAATCTCGATTGAACCGGTGCCGCCGGTGTGAACCGTTACGACCCGATCAGACCGAAGCGTTTGCATGTCGGCACGGAAACCGACCGACTCGATGCGTTCTTGGGTGCGCGTGAACGTATCCGCTTTTCCTTCAAAAGCACGGGTGAGCGCCGCCGGCGTTCCAAAAGTGCTTTCCTGGCCAACGAGGATGGCCGCATCTAAAATACTCATTTGGTGTTTTCCTTTTTTGCGGCCCGTGTCCGGGCTTCACGAATTTTTCGGGTTACCCCGGCAACTGTAGACGCCGAACCGGCGTCGATGTGTTCCGAGTCTACGACATGGCGTAGCTCGTCGAGTGTTAGGCCGGCGAGGTCGTCGGCGGCGGCGTCTACGGTTTCCCAATCGCCGCCAAGGTTAACGGCATGTTCGCCGGCGTCTACCGTTCCGCCATGCGGCACGGTGTGCCATTCGGCGCCGATTCGCACGGTTGCGGCGTTGCCATTGTTTTTATAAATCATGTGAGTCTTTCCCGCATTTCTAAGGTCATGGTCACGTCAACACGTTGCCGGCCGTCAACCGTTTCGCTTTGTTCAATTTGCATTGCGGACACGATGACGGAAAGGGCGCCGGAAGCAACCGGGGCGTTCGGCCATTCCGCCGGTTGCGGGTAGGCGGCTAGCCAATCGTCAACGGCCGCCGCAATCTGTAGCGCCCGTTGTTCGGCGTCGGCCGTGTCGGCCGTGATTTCGGCGGACGCGATAACGTCCCATTCCCATTCCCATATTCGGCGGCGGCGGCCAGTCGTCAACCGCATTTCGGGGGTTCCGGTGGTCCGGGTTTCGTCGCTTTGGTACAACGATTCCCGCCGGTAAAGGTCCGGGGCCGGCCGGCCATACGTGACCTGCACTAGTGGGGCGGCGGTGGCGGTCCCTGTAGTAATCCCTAAGGCCGCCAATTCGGTTTGTAAGCCACGTTTCACGGCGCCAACGGTGGTGGTGGTAGCCATTAGAGTTGGTGCCGGTTGGCGTTAAGTGTGGCGTTCACGTCAGGAAGCGGGGTGGGCCGCCCAACGCCGCCCGCCTGGGCCCTAACCTCAAAAGAACCTTCGGGGGTTGTCAGGTTTATAGCCCGATCCGGGGTGCGGCTATGTAGTTGTAGAACCCAAAAGCGGGCAAGTGTGCGGGCCGCCCATGCGATATCTTCGGGTGTGGTGTTGTTAA